ACGGCTCTTTGAGCCGCTTCATCCACAGAAAAGCCTCTGTTACTAGTCGTCGCTACTTCTACCTTACCCAAGGCGAGGGATGCATCTATCTCAAACATTTCCCGCCTCCCGCAAGCTAGCTACCTTATCGTGTCGGCCATACAGTATGGGTTCAGCGTCTGAGGGCTCTGGGGGGGCCGCTTCCGATTGTCTAGAAACGGTTAAGCCGCCATTTTCAACAGACATCACAAGTGGATCTTCTAGTCTATGATACCCATAAAGTTTTTCTTCATTTGGAACATTTGTGTCTAAAAGCGTTGAATCCTGGGCTACTTCTATTTTTATACCACGAGCAATAGCCGTTGAAATCCAAAATTCTGTGCAAGCCCTTCCTGCCTCCGCCATAACCAAGTTAGACTTATAGGAGTAGTCGATCCCGTATAAATAGAGCTTCTTAACCTTATGATAAATAGCGAAAGCTATGGCATAGGGAACCGTGTTGTTAAAATAGCAAAGTCCCGTATCCTTAACTACTTCTTCGAGAGGATACAATACTGCTCCAGGGACACGATCATCTAATACACAAGTGTATATAGGGCCAGGATGGCTATCTAAGATTTTACGCATTGCTTTTGTTTGCGCTCCGGCATCTTCTGTGTCAAGAAAACGCGAAGCAGGATCCATCATAAAAACACGATCATGTTTTATTGGGACCATCATAGAATTAATAGCCCACACTTCATCAAATATTTTTCCATTAGCGACGGAAGAAGTGAAAATCCCTTGTGTGCTTCCTAGCCCTACAATAGCAACATGACGGCTGTCTAAATGTGAATGATCAGTCATAAGGGTCCCTATCGTACAAAGGTTTATCTACAAAACCGCCGTGAGCCCTTTTTTCTGGATTTCTTTCTTTTGTCGATTCTGGCGGGAAACGAGACTGTTGGGCTAATTCATTCTCAGCCGCAGCGATTAAATCAACTATGTAATTAACCCATCTTTTTTCCTTGTGGCTAAGATTTTTACTGTAGGGGTACGGGATATTTTCTTGATGAGATACAACCCCCATAGCAATCCGCGCTATGGGCCAACTTACTAAACTGCTCTCTTTAAAATTTAACTTTTCCCTAGCGGGTTGAACTGGTCTTGGGGTTCTTAGCCTCTTGTAAAACTGTACAGAATCAAGCACCTTCATTACATCTTCTTCCGCAAAGTTCCCCTGTGGCAACTTTCCTTGTTTTTTCAGGTGTTTAAATCCCGCGTGACCAAACTCATGTGATTCTGCTCTATTAATGTCTGTCCTTTGGAGGTTTGAGGCTTCTTCTCGGGTAAGTTTTCCGGCTGCGCCGCTATGATACAAATCCAAAAAATCGGTAGTATTTACACGAACCTTACCCTCTTTAGAAGTATATAATCCCCTCCAATCCGTACCATATATCCTTATTTTCGGATGGTCCCCCATGATTTGAGGGGTTTGGTTTTTAGTACCTTTCGGAACGCGACTTGCCATCACAGGGGAATAGAATTTTGAAAGATCGGCCTTGGCGTATTCCCCCCCATGTCTTTTTGCTAAAGCCCGAAACCCCAGGTAACTTAAAGGATTAAAATAAGTGTCGTTTACCCTTGCCGCCGTAAATTCTACGTCAGCTAAATTTACCGCAGGATCATAACCTTCGGGGTACACGTTATCTTGTTGGTCGTCAGCCATAATAACTCCGTATGTAGGTAGACGGCTCACTGTCTACCCAATCGTCGCTCGACAGTTGCGCAAATAGATCTTTATTCCTCATTACGCAACGCCCCTTCGGACACGATCATATCTATATTGGTCGCGTGTCTGTGAGCCTTCTCCAAGGTTCTTTAACCATTGCAACGCTTCCCCATAACGCTGGTTATAAAGACCTAGAAGATCTGGTTCCCCCTTCAAAAAGGTATAGGCCTCAACAAGAGAACCGTACAACAACGCCAACTCTGCGTTTGTCCCAAGCCAACTTGTGCCGTCGGACGATTCTGTAATGGATTGCGGCCGGTAGAAATAATGCAACTCCACGGTATAGTTTGAATCAGGAGTCGGAGCTATCAAGAACGTGTCTTGATCGAAATCACCGTAGTAAAGAGGAACACCCGTGGTTGCGGGATCAGGCGTGTAATCCTGCAACATTGTCACTTGCTTGTATAAAAGAAACCCTTTGCTCGAAGAGACTATGACGCTCAAGGAGTTCTGAGCTAGGAAGTCACTCGGCTTCGCTAGAAAAGCGTTTCCAGATGTTAGCGTGCCTTGTGTATTCTTACGAAAAACGTCTAACTGGCATTCTTTTAGAATCCGCTCTTCGGAATTAATGATGAACCGCGGCAACTGACTAACAAAGGTCGATTCCGTGCTCTGAACGTAATCTTGGATAGCCGTTTTAAGTGTTGTAAACGTGAATGCCATAAAACACCCCTATTACGAAGACAGAGTGACGGGACCAGCCGAAGCCAGCCCACCTCCCCCGGCCACGTTTCCGATTGTTGCCGTTCCGCTGCTGGCGCTAAAGGTGTAGGTATTATCCGAAACCTTGGTTATAGAATAACCCGAAGATTGCTCTAAAACGCTCCCAGTAAATCCGTCAAACGCCAAAACCGATCTAAACCGGACTGTGTCACCTGTACTGCGACCATGTCCTGGTTCCGTCACGGTAATAACGGCTGAACCACTGCCAGAAGACCTAAACGAATCTAGCGCCAGAAGAACACTAACAACCGGTTCTATACGATCTGGTCTAGCGTCACGCAAAGCTTGGGGATCCGCAATAACCCGTTTGGGCTCTATTTGAGGTTGCTTAGACTCGTATTCATCAGGCCCAACGAGACTACCGTTCCATTCTTTCAGCATTACCCGTAGCGGATACGCTCTTCCAGAACGATCCGATATACCTAATGCGTGTACACCAGAGGCATATCTAGGCATTACCTAACACTCAACGAAGAAAAACTGGGAACTAATCTCAACGCTGTCCGTTCAGAATCCTCACTAGCAGCACGCATGAATTCTTCATCATAAACGGCTTTGAGTGTCGGCAGTAACTGGGGCGCCTTTTTCATGGACAGATAATACGCCAAGCCAGCGGTAAGACACGGTAAAAACCTAAAAGGTATATCTGCGGTATTAACGCCTGCATCAGCGTCCTCTATCCGCCGAATACGGTAATAAATAAGTTGGTCGGTAGAGTTTTCTGGAGAGGGCCAGATCGTAATTGTCGGTGTGATTAAACGATCTATGTAAAACTGAGACGGTCGGCCTTGCGTAGTTTTATCAGGGGTGTCTAGGTAATCCCCTCGACTAATCCTACTGATGCCAATGTCCGATCCACTACGCCGTACAACCGCTTCCAAAACATCCACCGCAGACTGAGCGTCCACCAAACTTGGGTCAGCACTGATTGTAGTACTGGCAGCACTGCTGGAACCTGTTATGGTTTCACCAGCGGTAAAGGCCCCAGAAGGAACGGTAACCGTTATCGTGGTTGAGGAAGGCTTTGTTATAACAGACGCCGTAGAATTGCTGGTCCCTCCTGTTATGGTTTCCCCCACACTAAGGTTGGTGGAAGCCCCAACAGTAGCCGTTATAGCCCCTATAGGATAAGTCGCCACAGAAGAAGAGGTCGATAGTTGCGCAAGGGTTTGCGTAATCTCTTCGACTGTCCAGAGATTAAGACCACGGTTCGCCCATTCCGCAAAGAGAAGGTTTAATGAGCGCCGCGCAGTTCGAGCATCATAACCAGTACGAAACTCCAGACCGCAACGCTCAAAGGCCTCCTCTGTGATTTCGGCCATGTCCAGGTTAAAATCAACAGATCCAGAGGTCGCCATCTAACTTACCTAGTACTCTTTTAAGCAGTAGAGAACTACCGAATAGGTGTCTCCGCTGCTATGACCAACAGTGGTAAGTTTTATGTCGCCCGTCTTTCCGCCAGAAGCTGCAACGTTGGGAAGTCCACTTATATCTGAATAATCTAACGTGTCGGAATAATCCGCGGGGAGTTCTGCGGCGATAACGTTCGTGGAAGCATTCCACAAAACCTTCACACCCATCCCTACATTAGAGAAGGATATCTTCTTGATTCGGACACCCGTACAAGCCGCGCCGTCTTGCCGCGAAGCTAAAGCAGAAACATCAACTTTTGTAACGGCAGATTCTCCCGTTCCATCGCTGGTGTTCGTGCAGTAAATAACAGCGTTTCGATCTCCGTCCTGTACTGTCGTCGCTGTAACAGCATCAGCCATATAAACCTCCTCTAGAAATTGGGGGGACTACCGCCCCCCCAACACTAACTATTCAAACGGCGTTGCTAAAGTGGCATCGCCAGAGAGGAATGCTTCGCAGTGCCACACAGCAGCTGTTGTCGCTTTTAGACGAATAATGCCGCCAACAAGCCAACCTTGTTCTATCGAACCAAGGTCTATCGTATCATCGTTGCTGGCATCAGGAATAAAGGTGTTTGTGTCACCCGCCGTTCCATTGTCAAATATTTGAGCAAAACCAGAGTAGAGATCACTGGCGTTCTGCGTATTGATCTGACCGGCCCCTGTAAAGGTCGTGCCTACAATGAAGGTGTATTGTAGACCTGCTGCCGCCGTTGGTAGCGTGACAACAATTCCTGCCGCACGGTTCAAAGTAAAGACTGCGCCAGATTGCGTCGTAGCAACCGTATAAGTCGCATCCTCAATCGAAACGATGTTGGCATAAGATGAAACATATCCGGTAGTTACTACGTTACCGCTAGTGTCTACATCCCAATTAGTCGTCACCGCGCCTGTAGTGGAATTGACGCTAATTTGCTCAAAACCATTTTCAGACCGAACAGGACCGTTAAATGTCGTATTAGCCATTTGTTGGCTTCCTCCTTACGAGAGATTGGCCCTAGCGTCTTCGTAAGCGTCTGCTGGGGCAGTCGCTAGGGTTATGTGATTCCCAGAGTAAATTACATAACAAATACCATAAAGTGGAGGGAAGCCCCTAAAGACTTCCCTCCTTTATTTATTTACGCACCCGGAGATCCGTAAACACAACGTGGGTCGGAATACCCGAAGCTATAACGCTCTCGAGCCTTGAAACGAACATTGCCCGTATCAAAGTCACCTTCCATCTTCGTGGACATCGGCATACGTTTAAAATGAACGAAACCGCGAGGTGCATCCGTCTTAACGAAGAACGCATCCGTGTCCGTCAGATAATGGTTAACAACGTAACCCTGCGGAAGCATACCCATGTTCCGCATGGCGTTAACATCGTTGTCGGCACTGCCTGGACGAAGGGTGGATTCCAACAAACGATCTGCAACAAATTGCAGGGCTGGTGGAATGATCAACTTCTGACCACGAACCGATACTTTGAGGCCGCGCTCATCGACAAAAGCTGCGATGTCGATAAGAGCATTTTCAAGGCTGGTTTCGTTCAAATCAGCAGCTGTACTGGGCTCGTTACGAAGGTCGTTGTTGTTAACGAGAGGATGGTCCGTCGCACAAAGCTCCTTACCATCACCGCCCGTAAAGGTGCTATCAAAAGCGTTGTTCAGCGTAGCGGCGCCCTTCACCTGCTTGGTGTTGGCCATGCTACGTGCCAAAGCTTTCGTATAACGTGACGCAAGACGATCATACAAATTATCCTCAATGGCCTCTTCCGTGATGGAAAATGCCAAGGCTATCGTCTCATGCGTATACCTGGCGGTGTACGCTTCTTGCGCGTCATCAAACGAGATGGCCGAACCCTCTGCTTTAACAGGGGCCGAACCGAAACCAGAGAGCATCACCTCTTCTTCAAAAGCACGTTCTGAAGATTCAGTATCATAAATCTCTGACGACTCGTCGTCATATCTGGCATACTCAAGGCCGAAAAGGGCGTTGAGACCAGGCTCTAGCTCTTTAGCTAGTTGGGCTCTACTAATAGCCATTTTTCAGTCCTCCTATACGCCAGTGGTTGAAGGTGTACCAGCAGCAATAGCACCATTGTTGCTATTGAAGTGGTTGTTCAACCGAACAATTGCGCCTATCCCAGCCGCCGAAAAATCAGCGTTCTCTGGATCATCGACCCAGCCCACAACACGCATCTGCAAGGCTGCCGTAGTTGCAATCGTACTGATCGCAAGGCGGCCCAGCGAAACACCTGTGGCGTCTGTGCCAGTGATCGCAGTTGAGAAATTAGCGTTAGCAAAAACTGCGGCGCGTGCCGTAGCCTTGCTCGTCCACGAAGCATCCGTTGCAATAACATAAAGTTGCATCGGGTCATCGTTGACAAACGCTTTTACTGGATGATTGGAGTCTGCCCCGGAACCGGGCCAGTAGTTACTCCAAACTGTCTTACCAGTGGTACTGGACACATACTCGCACCCCTGAAACACACCTAAAAGACCCACCGTACCACCGGCCGCGGCGCCAGGGGCGTCGATATAACCGGTAGAAAGCGGAATCACGGGTTCGCCGTGATACAGCTTGTTGGTGTTTCCATTCGCGATTTCATAGGCAGAGTACTGGGTCATACCAGTGGAGTTTGAGGCCCCGCCCTGCTTACTTAGAGGGCGGAGACCAAAGCTTCCATTACTGTTAGCCATGTTCTCTCCTAGTCCTCATTCTGAGGACCTCCAAAAGTTACACGAGATTGCCGATCAGGTTTGTTAATCGGCATTGCCGGATGCTGTTCACGAGCTAGGTCGTTATCAACAGCCGCCATCTGATTGTTTGTCATGTTGCGGAAATACGCATCGCGCTCCTCAACAATCTCAACCGGAACTCTTGCAAGCAGAAGACCACCTACACCTATAACACCAGCGTGCTTACCATCCTCAACGGTCGGAACCTCAAAATCCGGGTACTCATCACCACGCACCAGTTCCCATCCCTCTCGAGATCGTGCTGCTACGTTTTTGCGGTCATCAAAACCCATCACTTCAGTTCTAATCCATCGATGCTTGTAGCCCTCTGGGGGCGGCGGCGCGTCCAACATGGACGGTGGCTTCCAAGGTTCCCTGCGTGCTTGCCTTGCACGAGTTTGATTGGCTCTTGGCGTTCTCGTAGACTTTTCGCGAGATGTGTTCTCAGTAGTCATGGCTAGTCCCTCACATATTTTGCATATTCCTCGAGCGGCACATTAAGCTTCTTAGCTATAGCAACTTGAGATGGGGTTAGCCGCACAGTTTTCCGTCCAGTCCTTTTGCGGGAAGCGGAAGATTCGGCCGACGCAACCTTTCTTCCCCCGTTGGTTTTTGACTTAGAATCAAGTTTGTTTGGAAACTCATCCCTAAGTCTAGAATCTAGTTCAGCATAATACGCATCTGAGTTGGGGTCAAATCCTTCATCCTCAACTAATCTACGATGTATGCCAAAGGCACCGTAGGTCATGACCTCATCATTGCCAAACCAAGTGTTCTCCGAAGCCCATGCTTCGGCCTTTGGGTCAGGCGTTGCCTGCGGTTGGGGCTGTGGTTGGGCCGGTTGAGGCGGCAACGGTGGTGGTGCAGGTGTCTCAACGCGGTTCTCTTTTTTACTACGAGCGACATTTGCACTGGATTTTTGCACCGTTAGGTTAGCTAAATCTTCCTGCGCCTGAACCAACTTGTCAACATCGCCCACTTCATGAGCTTCTCGAAGGGCTTGTTTAGCCGAATCAAGCTCACTTGAAACGCGGCCGTCAAACTGGGCCATATACCCCTCATCAAGAACGGTAATGCGTTGTTTGAGGTTTTCGTTTTCTTGGCGAACGCTTTCAGCAAACTCAATCGCTGTCTGTTTCTGGCGCTCCTCCTCTCGAAAACGCTTGGTCAGTTGGCTAATCCGCCCCTGGACGCCTGCGCTATATTGTTCAAGCTCACCCGAAGAGTCGTCCTCCTCTACTACATCCGGGGATGCCGACAAAGGCGCCTCTTCCTTATCTTCTTGAGGTGAAATATTTACTTCCGTAGGGTCTTCATCGTTGTCGCCAACGTCAATCTTCGTCTCGTTAGGCATGGTCGTTCTCCATGGGTTCTTTCTAGATGTGCTTAATGTCGTCGGGCTCTAGGATGGTCGCTATGACCTCGTCATCATTGATAATACGGACCTCTCCGCCATCAATCTTAAAACGGGCACCGGCATATCGACCAATGCACACCCAATCGCCTTCGTTGCACCAATCGCGGTGGTAGCCATCACCGAATTTTGAAGGGTCTTGGTAAGCCAGCTTGCCGACCTTCAAAACATACGCGACTACCGTCGCCAAGGCTTCCCTGTCTCGGACAGAATCAGGAATATGGATTCCGCCATCCGTGGTAGCCTTACCCATGTAGGGCATCACCAAAAGACGCCATCCCGTGGGTTGTGGTAGCCGGTCCTTCATGTTCTTGCTTACAAGAGAAGGATCAAGAACTTTCTCTTCTTTATTAACATAAGCAGACGCAAGAACTTTCTCTTCGGTGGCTTTCTTAGCCGCTATAACGTGGTCTGGAACGTATAGGGTCTTACTCATTCGTCCTCCGTGGTTTGCAGGAGATCCTTTATCTCCCGTTGACTAAATTCTAGGCCTTCAAGCTCTCCAATAAGTCTTTGATAAGACTCCATGTCTTTTGGAGCGCCGTGCAGGATCGCATCCTGTGTAAGTTCTATGCGACTTTCAATTGCTCGTAACAGGTTGTAAGCAAAAGTCGTTGGGTCGGCCATGTTCTAGAAAGACCCCTTAAAGTTTTTGCCTTTTACCGCGCCGCCCTTGGAATACTTGATGGGACCGCGGTCACTGTAGCTCATGCCACCGTTTTCATAGCCGAGCTCATCTATGATTAAACCGCCCATATTCCTATCTTCCGCAGGCTGGGGACTGGAGCGCCCCTTCTCGAATTTTCGTAGAAACTCTGGCATTATTCCCCTAGGTGGGGGCGCCTCCTTCTTAGACCCCTTATCCATTTCAGGATCCGCACTGTCTAATTTTTTGTGCGCTGATTTTTTTTGTTTTGAAGTGGCCCTAGCTACGACGCCCTTCGCCCACTTACGACTTGCAGAATCCTTGGGTTCTTCAGGATCAGCACGGATAAAAACGGCTTCAACAACCTCGGCATTGGTGGGTTTTCTTGCGCCCCCACCGTCCTGATACGGAATAGGCTTTCCATCTTTCATAGGCATTAGAAAGTCCTCGTCTTACGAGCTATACCGCCGTCGTTACGCTTGATGAATTGTTCATCATTTGAAATGGTGCGAAAACCCTCCAACAACATTTTTTCGGCCCCTTTTTTTCGGCCCCTTTTTTTGAGATCTCTAAACCCAGCAGCAGTAATTTTTGTATTTGGGCTCAGTTTTTTAAACTCTGCAAAAGTTTTCGCTTTTTCAACTTGATCCATATACCCAGCCATTAGAAAGTCCCCTTTCCGCCGTTATTGTTGAAGTGACGAGCGCGAACCTGGTTCTCCGTGCTTTTGATCAAAGAACTGTCCTCGTCACGCTCTTCAGGACGATACCGAACAGGGGACATCCGCCCAAGGCGCACAACCATGACCGTTCCGCCCATGTCGCGGTTCATCTCAAAGCCACCCATGCCGGGCGCCCCACTCATGTCATTCATCATACTGGCTCTACGCATAAGACCACCTGCTTTCTGTTCTGTGACGCCCAGCTGGTCGGACATCTGATCAACCATACTTTTTTTAACCATTTTGTTTCACGTGAAACATTACGCCCTCTTCCTTCGAGACTCAGATAAAGCTATCGCAATAGCCTGCTTCCTACTCTTAACCCTTGGACCCTTCTTGCTTCCACTCCGTAACTTACCCTCTTTATGTTCTTTTAGCACCTTCCTAATCTTACTTTTGCGCTTAGCCTTCCGAATCGTGCTCTTGCGCCTGCGCTTTCCGCCGGTCAGCTGCTTGGAAGTCTGGGCGCGGGAAATGGCCATTAAAACACTCTTGTTTTACGTGCTACACCGCTGTCACTGCGTCTCAGAAATTCCAAGGTAGCCATGTTTAAATTAGGGTTTGTTCTCACAGTCCCAGGCAGAGCCTTGAGATGCTTTTGAAGGTCGCCCCTTGACATCTTTCCAAGTTTCTTTCCATATCGGACTTTTCGGATTCTTTTTTGTTTTTCTATAAACTTGTTAAGTTCTTTAAGGGACATATCTAGTTCCCTCTTCCTGCGGCGCCTTGCTCAATGCGCTCACGATTAACCTCCGCCCGTAACAGGGCAATGTCCTCTTGCGAGTCGATCTTGTCTGCGGCCAACTCTTCCTTGGTCTTCTCCTTCGCAACATCAAACAGCAGACGCTGATCAAACTCTTCGGCCTTACGCTGTATGTCGGAAGCCTTGATATCCAGTTCCTTGGCGCGAAGCTCTACCAAAGGATCCCCCTGATCCGGCGGCATAAGCATCGCCATCACTTCTTGCGTGTACTGGGCAATCAAATCAGCAACCATCGACTCTGGATCACCCATTTGTGGCATCGGCGGGGCCATCTCAGGTGAAATTTGACCCATCTGGATCGCCTGTTGCACCTGCATGGCCTGTTGTTGCACCTGCTGCATCTGCATTTCAACCTCTTGCCGTGCCTTCAGAGCAATATGTTCGCTCAAATGAGATTGTAACATGGCCTGAACAGGAGGTGCCGTCATTACCATCGGCGTTTTCATGAAAGCAACGTGTGTTATTATATGTGCATCATGATTCTGGCCGGGAAACGCCTGCAAAGGCTTCATTGTTAGCGCAGATGCGTTCTCGACACCCGGATCTACAGGTTGCGGCGGTTGCGGCGCCGGAAGCAACGCTTCAATGTTATGAACGCCAATCGCTTCGTACATCCTGCGATACGCTTCATAAAGATTATGCATTTCCGGGCTGGCTTGCGCCAACTGCAACTGTGTTTGCGCCAACGCCAACCGTTGCGACATGGAGAAGATATTCGGATCTGATACTGGTATAACATCGACACGTTCATCAAAATCCGCTTGTTTTATGGATGTTTCGCCCCCGTGAACATTGTACGGGTACATTGGCGGTAATGATTCCGCGAAAACACGAGACAACATCTTAAATTCTTGCTTCTGCGCGTGATGCAGTCGCTTGTGAATCGCAGACATTACCTTCGATCCACGTTCCAAAAGTGCAACTGTCGTTCCCACCGCTGCCTGCTGGTTGCCATCGCCAACCTGCATGTCGGCAATCGCCGCGAACCTCTGCCCTGCTTCTACAACAAAGCCCAAAAGCGACATCAGCGTCTGGCTGGGCTCCTTGTACGGAAGTGGCATGATACTTTCTCTAAGGGCGCCACCAGGAACGTCGATATCGCGAAACTCACCAGGAGAAAGAGGCTCATCAGAATCACGAATACGAATGCCACGAGCTTTAAAGCCAGCAGGAAGATTGGCGAGAGTGCCTGCATCAATTAACTGCCTCAGAATTGAAGTTGCTGACCGGCCCAAACCGCCAATCATGTGAAGTAGACCAAACCCATAAAAGCCTAAACCCGGCAAAAACTTGTAATGAGTGAAGTACTGAACCTTCTTGTAGTACTCGTCGCCCTCAACCCAGTTGCGGCGAACAGACAGAACCTTTGAACTTCCCTCGTCTATCGTAACAATGTATGGAAGCTTGATACCCGTTTCTTCGCCATCCAAAGGATGAACATGCTCAAACCCCGGTAAATCAAGATCCGTATGAACCTCGAGCAACGTGCAATCCTGATCATCAGCGCCCGTCCGTTCAATACCGATGAGTTCGCGCTCCTTCTCGCGAACCTCATCATCGTCCTCATACGACATGATATCAACATCACGATAAAATCCGGCAGCCTGGAACTTCCGAACATCGTTCGTGTTCATGCGAATAACATGAGTGATGCGAGATGCCGAAGATAAATCCGCCGCGTTATACGGAACCAGAAGATCGTCAGCGGGAACAAAACGGGAAACCGCCCTGTCCAGAATGTCGTCAAAATAAACCTTCTTGAACGCACTACCCGCCAACGGAAGATAGAACAGTAAACGGTCCATCTCGGGATCGTACTCGTCCATGACATTCATAATCTGAAAATTCATGAACTCCTGAACGCGTCTGGCCTGACTTTCTACGTCCGGGGTCGCTGCACCAACAACCTGGGTGCGAACAGGACCGGAACTCGGTAAAAGTTCCTTGTATGCCTGCGCCTGAAACTGTGTAACCGCCTCTGCAATAACAGGATGCGTAACGCCACTGGACCCGCGAAACGGCTCCTCGCGACTCTCATACTTAATGCCCAGAAGATCCAGACCCTCCGTATAAGCGTCCTCCCATTCCTGACGACCAGCCTTGTCATCCTCATAATAGCCAACAAGCTCCGAAGACACATCCATCAGAACACGTTCGTCCAAAACCTCGGCAAGATTTGCATCCGGTTCAGCCTGTAACTGCTCCGTGAGCATCTCTTCAAAGTTCAAAACAACAGAACCGTCTTCCTGCTCCTCAATGTCAGTAGGCTCCTCTATCTCCTCAACCTCAATCTCCTCCTCGGATATACCACCTAAAGGCATCCCTTGAGAGGGCATCCCGCCATCGATCAAGGAAACCGGTTCATCGGCCATGGTTTACTTACCTTTCTCGGCTTGCCACGCACGCGCCTTGCTCATGCTACGTGAACCAAACCAAAACGCAAGGATAGAAGAAAAAATAACAGAAGTTTCCGGGTCCCAGATAGCAACCAGACCCGCAGACAAGTCCATGCCCTGCGTACTCACCATACTGTACAATGTGACGCCCTTGATCGTCGCAAACAGCAAAAAGAAGGCGTAAGTAAGGACAGGGCGAACAGAACCCCGGAGAGCGTTGACAAAACCTCCAGCGTCAATAGACCGGTCATGCTCATAAATCCCTTTTGCCTCGGCAATATCCGCCTCGGCGTCCAATTCCTTTATTTTGAGCTCCGAAAGCTTGTCTGCGTACCTAGCTTTTGCCTCTAAAAGAGCAATTTCCTGCTCATTTGCCTGTTTCTGCTTGAAATACCCCAAAATTTCCGGAATTATGGACGTTCCGAAGCCCAGGGCTGTCCCTAAAAGCGATATTATCATAAATCCAACCTATTTCCGGCTCATATAAGCACTCATTCCCATATAAGCGCATGTAACCCCGGAAAAAGCTATGTATGCAAGCCCCAAAAGGTCACTTATAGACTTCAGTCTACTCTCACTTACCACAAAAAACAAAAGACCCGTCATCCCAGCCATGATCGCAAGAGCACACCACGCCATATGACGCTGGGCATTCATCTTCTCAGCCGTTTCAATGGCCTCAATCGCCGCAAGGTCCGTGTCTGACACAACACCATCGCCATCAAGGTCCGAATCCTTGTAACGACCGCTCCTCTCGAGCTTCTTTTGCGTCATTTCTTCGTGTTCCAAAGTTCAAACAAGACATTAACCTTGTCTTTCAACACCTCCAAGTCACCATGCATCTTGGCGAGTACGATTATAAGCCCAATAATAGCAACCAGGATAGGCCATGCCGCATTAAAAACATCGATTATCGAAACATTACTTCCATCCGGCATGGCCCCGCCCCGTACACAGACTTAAATAACGCCTTTCTCTTTCAATACAAAGCCAATAACACCGCCAACCATGCCAATAACAATAACAGGCGGCTGCGAAATCAAAATGCCAACCCCCATAACAACGCCGCCCAAAGCAGCATAGCTCGAAGGCTCCTGCATCCGCGTCTTAATCCACTCCATATACCTTACTCCTTGCAGTTAAAACTAATAATACTGACGAAAAGCTAACACATTCGAAACCTCCTCGTCTTCTTCGTCCGTGTCAAGGCTTACAAAACCACCCTTGCGATAACGAATAAGCGCCATCGTCATAGAATCGCAGAAATCATCATGGTCCCCATTCGGAAATGCCGCACACTCATCAATAACATCCTCCGAAAAACGCTTGTCAGGTGCCCATACCCGCCCAGACTCAAACATAGGCGCAACCAAATGCATCCGCGTATGCTTGTCGTTGCCCCTGGACGGCGTATAATTTACAACCGGTATCCCTATCCGCCTCAACTCGTCCGTGAGCGGGGTACCAGTAGCCTTCGCCTCAATCAAAACCATGTCAGGCTCCCAGTAATTATACTCCTCTAATGCCGTCTCCTTCAACTCCGGAAAATCCCAGCGACCCCGCTTCGCATCCATCAATATAAGGTTGTCTGGACCGCCCTCGCTCGGCTGAAATACACCCCAAGTCGTAATAGCCGAATAATCCGCCGTCTCCTTCTTGCTAAACGCCGTGTCATAACTCTGCATTATATAACTAACAGGCGGTATCGACTCCTTCTCCCACTTGTTCCACCACTCCTTCTTGATAATCGCACCCTCTTCAGCAACAGGGTTCTGCTGCCACTGAGCATTCCACTTGCTCAAGGACAACGATGCCTTGACCCGTAACAACTCGTCCTTCTTCCAAAATTCAGGCCATAACAAATTGCCGCTCGGCAATATCGCCGGAAACTCAACAATGTCCCACTGATCCGACATCACATCAGATGCCTGCGCCCGGATCAACTTCCCCGTCAAATCCTTCAAAGACCAACGCGTCATAACAACAACAATAGATCCACCCGGCTGTAACCGCTGGCGAGGACCAGACGTATACCACTCATACGCATTCTCCATCGCCGTCTCGGATAACGCATCCTGCTCCGAGTGCGGGTCATCAATAATTAACAAATCAGCACCGCGACCCGTGATCGCACCACCAACACCCGCCGCATAATACTCGCCACCCTGACCCGTCTCCCAACGACCCGCCGCCTTGGAATCCGCCTTCAAATCAACGTCAGGAAATATCTGCCGATATATCTCCGTCTCCATCAAATTACGAACCTTACGACCAAACCTAACCGCCAACTCAGCCGTGTGCGTCGTCTGAATGATCTTCAATGCAGGATTCTTCCCAATTAACCACGCAGGTAACAAATAACTCGCAAACTCACTCTTCGTATGACGAGGCGGCATGTTGACAATGATCCTCGAACCGCGGTTCACGGACAACTTCTCAAATTGCTTCGCTACCTGCTTGTGATGACTCCCCTCAATGAAACCATCATAAACATGCTTAACAAAAACCATGAAGTCATCCCGCGCGCGCTCACGTATCTCCAAAACATTGCGCGCCTGCTCCAATGCAAGAATCTCACGCAAAACCTCATCAGACGCCGTCAACATGACAATCTCCAAATGAAATTATATATGTGAAAAATTGTAGGCGATTTTGTTCAAAAACAACAGGGGGGCCTAAATGACAGATACACCGAATTATATCCGCGGAACACTATCTTCCGTCCTCGCTCCGCTCGGCCGGGCGGCCGCCGGGCCGAAGCCCGACGGTCGGTAGGGCGATGATCAATCGACCATCGCCCTAAGTACCTAAGCCCGATCAGCTATGTTCCCTTGCGAGCGGTTTGCTACTCACCGCTTCCATCTCTTATTTTCAAAATCATAAGCCTTTTCCCAAGGCTCTAGAAACGTGCCGCACGTGGCGCAGACGCCGCGACCCGTGTCGCGATGACCGTGCCGTCGGCACTCTTTCACCCCCATCCGATAATTATTCTCATATTCCCAGAGCGCCAGCTTCAGGTCGGCGTTCTCTTGCGCCAATTCGCGAATACTCTCCTTATGACGGCATGCCTCGTCCTCGATCATGCGTTCTCTGTCGTCATGGTCTGGCGTGTCCATGAGCTTCGCGAAGAGTTCGGCTAAATGTTTTTGCTGGTCATCCATGTTTTGCCTCTTTGAAGTAATGGGCGCGGCGGGATGCCGCGCCCTATGGTTGCTACTGAGCTCCTGAAACCACATAAGACGCTTTGCGTCCCTTGTGGGGTTTTGTAAGCTTTTCAAAAGCATGTCGCGTGATCAACTTTTGCTGTATTGCCTGACGAAACCAAGCAATTGCTTCGTCTTGTTTTAAGGCCCCATGCGGGCCTTTTGCATCCACAGCCTTACGAAAGTAAAACTTCTCGCCAGTTTCCAGTTTTTCCACTGGGTTTTCTTCATCCAACATATGGCAATAAGTTTCCTTGAATGCGTTTACTTCAGCTTGCAACGCTTTGATTTTTTCCTGAGTTTTTACTGCTTTAACCAAGTCTATCTTGAAAGTCATTATTTTGTTCCCTTGTTTGTGTCTATAACATGCATGTTATACCATGAGATCCCACGATACGTCAAGCCTATATCGTAATTAATTTGCATTTGATGCGAATTAACGGGATCAGGCGACACCGCCAAGCGCAGTTTTTATTATCGGAAACTTGACGCTTTTGAGAGGCGCCGGCCGTTAACTTGGTTAGACTATACGTCTACCAGGGGCCGCGGCCCCTGGCCGGCGGCCGGCGGCCGGCGGCCGGCCCCGACCCGACCCGACCCGACCCGACCATAAAAAAGGGCGGCCCGAAGGCCACCCCGATCCCGACCCGATGGGGTCGATTAACGCCAACCCGGCATATCGTCGTAATTTTTCCAACTAACGAGATATCTAGGGTAGGACGGTTTACGAAGGCAGATGTTTACATGCTTCATTTCTGATCTACCGTTAGCAACCCGCTTTATAATCTCGGCTTGTTCATAGGTATCACAAGCAATCACCAATTTGTTGATCGTGCCTCGGGCAAGCCCCCATCCAGACATAAATTTGTCGGTCATGGTTACCCAGTATTTGATAGACTTTATCTCCATCCTATAACTCTCCCTTTCTCTGTTTGTTGTTGACTATGGGATAATATGGCAGTACTATCTGGATGTCAACAACAGAAGGGAAGACAATGTCTTATAAATTCCATGCAGACGCAGCCCACGGGTGGCTTGAGGTGCCACTAGGCGACTGCGAAGCGCTAGGCCTAAAGCCTTCTAACTTTAGCCGATATTCATATCGGCTAGGGGATACGCTGTACCTCGAAGAGGATCGCGATTTGTCTGTTTTCATGAACGCGCACAAGGCGGCCAATGGTGAAGGGCCTAAAATAATTGAAGGGCCATATGTTCAAAACAGTCCCATCCGTGAAATGGAACGTGTGCAATGAATAGCTTTATCATCGTGATGGCGTGCGCTACCTGCGAAGGTAGCGGCGTCCGCGAAATCCAGACGGGCGTTGCAACCTTTCGCGAAAGCGATTGCCAAACGTGCGACGGAACGGGCGAGGGAACTTTCACCGTGGCCACGTACGGAAGCCGCGCAGACGCAAGGGAAGATTACCCCAATGCGTTGGCGATATTATGATGAAAACGACAAGGTCCTAGGCTGGGGGGTTTGGTCCCCCAGCCTAGTTTCCGGCCCAATAAAAAAGGGCGGCCGTCGGGCCGCCCTAAATTTATGAAACTTCGATGTTCTTTTTCATCATGTCCCCCCCGTGCATTATACCCCGACCCGACCCGACCCGACCATAATAAAAGGGCGGCCCGAAGGCCGGCCCGACCTAGCATAAAAAAGGGCGGCCCGAAGGCCGCCCATCAGACATGTTTCTTTCTCCCTACAAATCGTATTCGGCGCGCCATTGGTCGGTGGCATCGACCAACATTGCGTTGTCTAAAACATCGGAACGGTAAACATCCCCCATCTCACCATAAGGCACAATGGGCGACTTGACGCGGCAGAACCATCGCGCATAGCGGTCCTTGTCCTCGCCGGCCTTACCTTTCCACGTGTGCAGCACTTCCCAACGCCAGCCTGTGCGCGGGTCCTCATACACCGCATAAGGCTTATCTTTCGCGATTTTCCTGAATAAGTTTTTGGCCATTGCTTTGTTCCCTTTGGTTGTTGACATGATCCATTATATATGGGACTATCTCTTTGTCAACAACCAAGGAGGAAATTATGAAAACTAAATTAGTGTTCAGGTCAAAAGACCTCGCGCCAATGATGAAGCACGCAATGGCGCATGATCGGAAAATTCCGTACACAGGCGAAACAACGGAAGACCAAGGCCTTTGGCTGGTCAAGGATGATGGCATCTACCTGATGTCACCGACCAAAAAAAGGTTTCGGTCGCACGAAAACTTGAAGGCTCAACATTCAACAGTAGTCTACGCCAAAGGCTACAAGCCAACAAAGGCCAACCGCGACACATTGTGGGATAAAACCCACGCCATTAGCGGGGACGACTTCGTTGAGTTCCTCCCGTTAGGGGAAGGGCAAGTTACAAATATTTGCAAGGGTGGTTCAATCACCGTATGGATAGACGGGGAGGAATTGGAATATGCAGCGTAACAATTCCATTTGAAATTGACGGGGGAGCGGGGCCGGCCGTAAGCTGCCGGTGCCCGCACCTCGAGCGCGACATCCTCCCCAGTTGCCGCTCGGTAACTACCGGGCGCCCCGGCCGCCACCCTGGCCGGGGCTTTTTTACGACCCGACCCGACCCCGACCCCGACCCTGGCCGGGGCTTTTTTACGACCCGACCCGACCCCGACCCGACCCCG